CATTTGATCAATATGTTTAAAATAAATATAAATTTCACTAGATCCTGCAACTAGTTTATCAGGATTTTTTTGTAACATTTCTACTGCATGACTTACTCTTTCTTTTGGATAATAATCATCATCATCCATATAAACCAAAATATCACCTTTTGATTTATCATGCATTAAATTTCTTTTTGTACCTAAATTCATCTTTTCATCATACTTATAATATTTTACATTGGGATGATCTTTAACTAAATCTTCTATTTTATCAGTTCCGTCATCAATAATAATCCATTCCATTCTATCTTTGGGATAAATTTGATTATCAAAACATTTTATAGTTCCCTCCCAAAAAGGTCTTCTATTGTAAGTTGGTGTACAAACACTAACGAATGGTAAATGAGAATTTTTTGAATTTACATTAGTTACATTATTTTTTAAATCATTTGATGAATTTGTTTTTTTTTTAGATTTTCCCATTATATATAAAATAATCAGTATATTTAATTACTTTTTACTTAAATTAATTAATTTTAAGGCATCGCATATTCAGATATTTTAAAACTAATTGGTATTAAAAATAAAAATAACATACCTATCCATGTTTTTAAATATATAAATGCCGCTGTTGCTACTAAAATAGTTACTATTATAATAATACTATTAAAATTTTCACTAAAATAATTTTCTCTATTAAAATTTGCTATTGGATAATAATATAAACTATAAAATCTGTAAATCGCAACAAGTGCATCAATCAACCCTGAAAAAATAAATGCGACAAATATATATAAGTAGCCGAAATAATCAGTTAATATTTGAGGGAAATAACTAGTAAATACAAAATACAAAGTAATAAATATTGAAAAAGCTAAAGGAATAGAAATTAATGTAATAACTAATAATGAAGCTATTAAACCTAAGCCAAGTTCGTTTATATATTGATTATTTAAAAATGGTAAAAAGGTATTAATTATTTGACCATTTAAATCAACAGTTTCTTTGAATACTTTCTTTAAATATCCAATAAAACCGATTTCAGGCATAAAATCAAAACTTTGTAGTATATTAAAAGGATTACTACCAGGAGTATTAATATTTTTTGCTAATAAATATAAATTTATACCTTGATAATAAACAAAGAAAAATATAGGAAGGACTATTAATACTAAAAATTTAAAAAATCCTTCAAAATCGTTACCACTTTTTGTTTTTTTTTTTTTAAATTGATTAGTAATTTTTGATTTAGATTTTTTCAATGTATCCATTATATATATAATTATAATATTAAATATATAATAAATTAACTTCTCGCATACATTAATCCGCAATTTCCACCTACAAATGTTAGAATATTATATCTTTCTTCTAAAACATGTAAATCATATGTATAATCATTTAATTTCCAATTAGATTTATTTACACCGATTACTTCTTTAGTATCTGGATCACATATTGTGTAAAATTGAGCAGATGGATCTATAGGTGGGGAAAATGTAGTAAATTCTAATTCTATTTTATTAAATTTACTTAAGTTTATTGCTCCAGATGGTTGGAAATCAAATGGATTTGTATGTAAACAAAAATTATAACAATATAATCCATCAGGTGCATTCCCACTAGTTCTAACCCATTTTTCAACATAATTATAAATTCCTGAATCCATTAAATCTTCTCTGTAATTTCCATCTAATAAAATTGCAAAATCTTGCAATATATTTTTTTGATTTTCACTTTTATAGTCACCAGTTATAAACAAACCACTATTTGTACCACCGTCTTCAGGATCTAAACCAGGTCCTATTGCTGCATCTTTTTCCTCTAAATTAGGTTTAACTTTTTTTAATTCTTCATAAAAATCCATCACTAAAACATTTCCTTTTGCAGGGGCCGGTATAATTTGATAAGGAAGATAATTATAAGGCCAATTTGTATAATTAGACCATTCATTTCTTAAATTAATATCACTTCTTTGGAAAAAATACATCCATGATACAACCATTCCTAATGTATTGTCTAATTGGACTTTAGTAGGACCATTTATATTATTAAAATTCCAATCGTATGTATTTTTAATTAAATAATTTTGTTCTCGTGTAGCAAATACTTTTGCTTCTTCTTCAGATAAAAAACAATAAGTTGAAATTAGATGTATATCTGCATCCCAATTGGTTCTTTTATCTAAATATGTTTCAGGAGTAATTTCTATTGCAGGTGGATTTTGTAAAAAATAATACAACTGCTGACTTGGTTCAACATAATTGGGTTGTACATATGGCCAATTATTTTTAGTATCGGTTACATCACGTATCGTATATAATTCTCTAATTGGTCTAAAAATAACTTCAATTTCTAATTCATTATATTGAAGTGAAACTAATGGAAAAGCCATTTTACTAGATAAAGTAAACCAACAATCGATAGGTATATATAATTTTCTAGCTCTAATACTTGGTTCAGCTCCTAACAAAGATGTTGTATAATATGCATTTGGATATGTATTAATTCTACCATGTGCATTCGCTGGATCATTTAATTGCGTTACATTTCCAGTCATATCATCATATAATTTTTTTTTATTTCCACTATAATCCCTTTGCATTAAAGCCAATAAATATCTTCCGGAATATCTATTGATTACTTGTCCTCCAACACTTATTGTTACCTCTTTAATCATTTGTGTGCCCAAATTCTCAATCCATTTAAATTCATAAGGAGCCCATGCTCCATCTTTTCCATTTGGTGGATATATAGGACTCCAAATAGTGGGTAAATTTACAACAATATATGTATCCATTAATAATTCTGCATACCGTTTCATTTTAAAAGTAAATTTAGAATCCTCATTTAATCTTAATGATCTTGAACCATCGAAATCAATTCTAAATTTTTGTAAACCAAAATTAGTATATTTTGCGTATGTTGTTTTAAAAAATGTTTTAGTTGGATTTCCTGTTAAAAATAAGTTTTGATTTCCATATGCTACTAAATTTAATAATCCTCCAGCCATTATTATTAATATATATAAAGTTTAAAATATTTAATATAAAATTTTATATTTTATTAATTCTTATTTTAAATAAAAAGATACAACTTAAATAATATAATTTATTAAATTTAACTATATGAATGTTATTTGATAATCAAATAAATGCTTTAGAAACGAGTAACAAAAATAATTTTGAATCAGGAGTTCATTTTCATGCAACAGGAACAGGAAAATCTTGGATTGGATTACAATTGATATTAAATTATAATGATAAATATCCTGACCATAATATAATATGGATATGTGAACAAAAATTTATATTAAATGAACAATTTAATAAAAAAACAATCATTGAAAAAGGATTTCAAGAAATTTATAAACGATTTTTAATATTTAATTATACAAATTTTAAAGAAAAAGATTGGTGGAAATCAATATCAAACACTTTTTTTTGGAGAAAACCAGCCTTAATTATAATAAATCGTGCTTTTTTAGTAAGTAGAGAAAAATATAAAAAAATAAAATTACCTATACATTTAATAATACATGATGAATGTCATAGCATCAAAAATAAAACAACCCAAAACTATTACAATTATATATTAAATAATTATCCAAATACTAAATGTATTGGTTTTTCAGCAACACCTAATTTAAATTTTCCACCTTTCACTAAATTATTAACTGATTATTCGATTTATAAAGGGGTTTGTGATAATTTAATATTACCGCCAAAAATTATTTGGTTTAAAAGTAATCAGTATTTGGATTATAAAAAAATAATAAACAAATCAATTCCTTTTATTGATGAATTACCTTATAAAAAAATTATTATATGGTGTGGTATGATAAAATTATGTAATCAATTAAAGGAATTATGTCTAAATATTGATTATTTTAAAAATTTTAAATTTTTTATTGATACAAGTAAGACAAAATTAAATAATAATGAATTTAATGAAATAAATGAAAATGCTATATTATTTTGTGCATGTAAACATCGTGAAGGGTCAGATATTAAAAACTTGGATGCATGTATTTTTTTAGATAAAGTTAGCTTCCGTTCTTCAAAAACGTTTGTACAATGTATTGGTAGAGTATTACGAAAAGATAAAGACAATAAAAAAAAGTTTGGACTAGTTATAGATGTAAATGCTCATAGTACACTTGAACTATGTAATAGAATTAATGAATATTTAGAAATAGATAATAGCATATTTCCATGGGATTACGAATATGGAGGTGAAAAAGATATATCTGTTCATCAATTAATATTAAATGTAAATAAAAAACCAAATTTAGAAAAATGTTTGTTTAAAGATACATCAATACAATGTTTAAAAAATAAGTTTATAAGAAATGTTCCTGATAATAAAAATTATAGTGATCGAATAAATCATGAGTTAAAAATGATATTTGAAAAAAATCTCTCTGTTTATTTACTTCAAGCTGTGAAAATATTAGAAATAACTAATCACTTAGTACATGTAACACGAGGAAGTTGTGGTTCGTCTTTAATTTGTTATTTACTAGGTATAAGTCATATTGATCCTGTAAAATATAATATACAATTTTCTAGATTTTTAAGCCGTTATCGTTCAACACTACCAGACATAGATTTTGATTTTCCACATTTTTTAAGAGAAGAAGTTTTTTTAAAATTGCACTGTACATGGACAGGTAAAATTGCTAGAATTAGTAATCATGTCTATTACCATAAAAAATCGGCAATGCGTGAGGCATTAAGATTTTATGGACATAATAAATTTATTGGAAAAAATGATGTTACAAATTATATTAAAAATCTTTCTCAAAAAGAAAAAAAATTAATTAATGAAAAATCAGATGAGTTGGAAAATACTTTTAAAAATTATTCATTACATTGTGGTGGAATTATATTTTAT